CCGGAAAAAGAAGCCATTGTGGATAACGGGGCCCGCTTTGAGCCGATGTCCGGCTCACTGAACAGCGTCATCCCGCCGGCAGTGCAGCACCTCACGGTGGAGGTGAGTGCCTCAGACGGCCAGTATCTGGCGCTGGCGAAATGGGACACGCCGCGGGTGGTGAAGGGCGTGCGCTTCAGTCTGCGCCTGACCAGTGGCAGTGGTGAGAACAGCCGCCTGGTGACCAGCGCCATCACGGCGGACACGGAGTACCGTTTCAGTGGCCTGCCGCTCGGGGAATACACCCTGACGGTCAGGGCGATAAACAGCTACGGCCAGCGGGGCGAACCTGCCACCACCACATTCCGGATTAATGCACCGGCGGCACCGGCCAGCATTGAACTGACGCCGGGCTATTTTCAGATAACGGCAGTACCGGTGCTGGCAGTGTATGACCCGACGGTACAGTATGAATTCTGGTTCTCAGAAAAACGCATCACGGACACGGCACAGGTGGAAACCTCTGCCCGTTATCTGGGTACCGGCAGCCAGTGGAGCGTCTCCGGCCCGCACATTAAGCCGGGGAAGGATTTCTGGTTTTATGTGCGCAGCGTCAACCTGGTGGGGAAATCTGCGTTTGTGGAGGCCAGCGGGCAGGCCAGCAATGATGGTGAAGGGTATCTGGAAATTTTCCGTGGGCTGATAGATGAGGCGCAGCTGGGGAAGGCACTGAGAGAGCGTATTGATGCGTCAGCCCTGCGTACTGATGTCACGCAACTGGAAGAAGATATCCGCCAGCGACTGGAGACGGATGTTGCGGAAGTGACCCGAAAAATCGGGGAGGCGGAAAACAGCCTCACGCAGCTGGTTGCGAAAAAGAATGAGGACCAGACGCTGGCCATCGCGCAGGTGAGTCAGCAGGTGGACCGGGTGAGCAGTGAAATCACACAGACAGTCAGCCAGAGCACGGAGGAAAACGCCAGGCAGATAGCGCAGGTCCGCCAGTACGTGGATGACAAAGGGAGTGAAATCACCTCGACCACGGATAAAAAGCTGGAAGACCAGAGCGCGACCATACAGCAGATACAGCAGGTCCAGTCAGACACGAATGATGAGCTGGCTGCGCTGTACATGCTGAAGGTGCAGAAAACGAAAAACGGCATTCCGTATGTTGCCGGTATTGGTGCGGGGATTGAGGATGCTGATGGCCAGACGCTGAGCAATATTCTGCTGCAGGCGGACCGTATCGCAATGATTACCCCGGAGAACGGCAACACCACGCCGCTGTTTGTGGCACAGGGGAATCAGCTGTTCATGAACGACGTGTTCCTGAAGCGACTGTTTGCGGTGAGTATCACGTCATCCGGCAATCCCCCGACGTTTTCCCTGACGCCGGACGGCAGGCTGACGGCCCGCAATGCGGATATCAGCGGACATATCAGTGCGAACTCGGGCACGCTCAATAATGTCGTGATAGCGGAGAACTGTACGATAAATGGCACGCTGAAAGCGGAGAACATTATTGGTGATCTGGTGAAATGTGCAGGGGTGGCTTTTCCGGTGGATGGTAGTTACCTTGCGAACGGTACACGGACGCTGACGGTGTATGACGATCACAGCTTTGACCGGCAGATTATAATCCCGCCGATAATCTATGTCGGGTCAAAACAGGAATCCCGCACCAGTAATGACATCTGGACAGAGTGCTTCCTGCATGTTGATCAGAACGGACGCCGGATTATTCAGGCAGGTCAGTGGCAGAGCCGGGAATTTTCAGCGGGATCATCGATATGCCAGCTGGCGGTGGTCATATCACCCTGAGTTTTACCGTGAGCTCACGGCGTCAGAATAACAGTTGGGGCAGTTCACGAATCAGTAACCTTCAGGCGATAGTGGTGAAGAAAAACAGCGCGGGGATCAGCATCCGCTGAACATCGCGCCCCGGGATTGCCGGAAGGAGACAAAAACCGTACAGTATGCGCGGGTGCCTTTGGCTGATGGCCGGAGGGACACCTGAAGGCCGGATGTGAAAAGGCCCCGGACAAAACATTCATGTTTAACCCGAGGCCTGACCATTCATCCTAAGCAAGTGAAAGGTTAGCGCCTCTCCGTAAAAGGAGCAAGCGTTATGTCGCAAAAACCGTTAAAAACCACCGTGATTTGTATCACGGTAGTGCTCATTATCTGGATCACCCACACTTCACTGTGCGAGTTCCGGTTCCGGATAGCGGGCGCGGAGATTGCGGCGTTCTTACAGTGTAAGCGGTAAGAAACCGTGGCGGGGGAGTGTACCTTCCCCGCCGACCGGTTGCTGAGGGTGATCAGCCGGATGGCACCTTTTTAACATCAATAAATCACAAATTTTACCGCAGGCCGGGAAACCGGTCCTGCGGTTTTTTTATGGAGGAAATCCATGGCAGTCGTAAGCGGCTCGCCAGAACCGTCTTAATATTTACTGAGAGCTCAGATCAACTTTCCAGGGCAACAGATCGCGTACCCGATTTGCCGGCCAGTCCTGGATATGCTCAATGACGTAACGCAGCCATTTTTCTGGCTCTACATTGTTCAGACGGCATGTGCCGATCAGCGAGTACAACACCGCCGCATGTTCGCCACCGCTGTCGGAACCCGCGAACAACCAGTTCTTCCGGCCCACGGCCACACCCCGTAAGGCGTTCTCTGCGATGTTGTTGTCGATTTCCACCCAGCCATTGCTGCAGTACACGTTCAGGGCCTCCCACTGTTTCAGCAGGTATGCGAACGCTTTCGCCGTATCCGAGTGACGCGACAGGGTTTTCATCTGAGTCTGTATCCAGTCATACAGTGACTGCATCAGTGGCGCAGCTCTGGCTTTTCTTGCCGCCAGACGCTGTTCTGCTGTACATCCCCGGACTTCTGCCTCTATGGCATACAGTTCACCGATACGCTGCAGGGCTTCTGTGGTGATGTCGGTGGGCACTCTTGCATGCACATCGTGGATTTTTCTCCGGGCATGAGCCATACACGCGGCTTCCGTTATTCTGCCGGATTCGTATAACGCCCGGTAACCACCGTAAGCATCGGCCTGAAGCACTCCGCTGTAACCGGCCAGGTGATTCTGTGGATGGATACCTTTCCGGTCCGGACTGTACGCGAACCAGACCGCCGGGGGCATCTGTGAACCGGCGTTACGGTCATCACGGACGTAGACCCACAGCCGGGCGGTCCGGGTTTTACCGCTGCCCGGCTCCTGGACCGGGACGGGGATATCATCAGCATGGACTTTACCGGGCATCAGCACATACTGGCGCAGGACGTCATACAGCGGCTCCAGCAGTTCAGCAACGGCACCTGTCCAGCGCCCCAGTGTGGCACGGCTCAGCTCCACTCCCTGACGACGGTATATTTCTGACTGACGGTATAACGGCAGATGGTCTGCATATTTCCCGGTGACAACATGGGCCAGAAGCCCCGCTCCGGCATAGCTGCGTACAATGGGTTTTGAAGGCACCGGCGCCTGCACGATATGGTCACAACGGCAACAGGCCAGTTTCGGACGTTGTGTTTCGATAACCTTAAAGGCGCTGCTGATAAGCTCCAGTTGCTCTGACACATCACATCCCAGTGGACTGAGTTCACCACCACAGGCCGGACAGCATTCCTCTTCCGGCCGGATGACCCGGGTTTCACGGGGAAGTGAGGCCGGTAACGGTTTACGGGCTGAAGACTGGCGCAGGGCGGATGGCAGTGCCGGGTCATATTGCTCACCCAGCGTTTCCGCCATTTCTTCCTGAAGTGCGCTGATTCGCTCCTGTGCTTCCTGTATCTGTCGTTCGGTTTTTGCGCGAAGTTTTTCTGAGCTTTTACCGAACTGCATGCGCTGCAGTTTTGCAACCAGCGCCTTCAGCCGGTTGATTTCGGAAGCATAAGCCGCCACCCGCTGTGAGAGCAGGCGGTTGTATTCAGCCATCTGGCGGATGGTGTCCTGTTGCGTCTGCAACAGTGCCCGCAGGCGGGCATTCTCATGAGCAAGTGAGGTATCCATATCCTCACTTTACAACGGGTTATATGCGGATTCCAGCGCGTTCCGTTCGTTTCGGGTGCTTCCAGTTGATGCCCTCAAGAAGCATGGATAACTGAGCCGGAGTAAGGTGAACCTTACCATCGCGGGTGACCGGCCAGACGAAGCGGCCCCGCTCCAGGCGTTTGGTGAAGAGGCACAGTCCGTCGCTGTCAGCCCACAACACTTTTATCTGGTCACCCCGGCGTCCGCGGAAGATGAACAGGTGTCCGGAGAACGGGTCATCCTTCAGGACGTTCTGAACTTTTGAGGCCAGGCCGTTAAAGCCATTTCGCATGTCGGTGATGCCGGCAACCAGCCAGATACGCGAACCTGCAGGGAGAGATATCATCAGTGGCTGCTCCCTTTCATTTCGCGGATAAGTGTCTGTAATAACGCCGGCGTCAGTTTACCTTTAAGCCTGAGAGTTCCGGTCGGCAGAACCAGCTCACAGCACAGACTGTCGGACGGTGTATTTATCTGCTCTGGTTCCTGTGCCGGAGCCGGGATTTTATTATCCGGCTCCGGCGTTAACGTCACGGGAAGCAGTGCAGGCATATTTTTTCCGGAAGGCAGCAGGCCACCTTTCCGGTATTGATGGCGCCAGTTGAAGAGCAGGTTATCGTTGATTCCGTTTTCACGGGCGATCTGCGCCACACAGGCTCCGGGCTGCAGTGACTGCTCCACTAAGGCGATTTTAAACGCATAAGGAAAATTAGGCCGCCGGGGACGTTTTTTTACCACCGGGACTTCGGACATAACGGTGTTTTCAGTAAGTACGACAGGTACTGTGGAGGCACTCCCGTAAAGACAGGCATCAAGTTCCCGCTCCGACATACTTGCGGGCAGAGGCCATGAAAGGCCAGCTTTGCGGAAGCGCACGAACATACCACAAACTGTTGATTTTGGTACGCCCAGGCGACGTCCGGCCACAATCCGTGGTAAATGTTCTTCAAAGTGAAGACGTAAAGCTTCGGTGATCCAGGTCCGGTATTCCATACGATAGTGTCCATTAAAAATGATGGACATTATTTTTGTGGAGCCGGAGGAAACAGACCAGACGGTTCAGATGAGGCGCTTACTGGCAGTCAGAATATCGGGTGTGCTGAAGGACGGGGCCGGTAAGCCGGTACCGGGATGCACGATAGAGCTGAAAGCGCGACGCACAACGGAGACGGTGATTGTCACCACGGTGGCGTATGGTCAGCCGGGGGAAACCGGCAGTTACAGTATGGATGTTGAGCCGGGGTTGTACCGGGTGACGCTGAACACGGAAGGGTACGCGCCGTCATATGTGGGTGACATTCTGGTGAAGGCGGAGTCTGCACCGGGAACGCTGAATAAATTTCTGATGGACCTGGAGGACGCACAGTATTACCCGAAAGCCCTTGCAGAGCTGGAAGCGGTGGCCGCGGAAATCCTGAAACGTGCGGAAGCGTCAGCGGCGAGTGCAGAGGAAGCGAAGAAACGGGCAGAGAATGCGCGGGGACCGAAGGGTGATAAGGGAGACACGGGGCCACAGGGTATTCCCGGGCCAAAAGGCGATACCGGCGAGCGTGGGCCAAAGGGTGAGCGTGGTGAGGCAGGCCCACAGGGGGTACAGGGGCCACGGGGTGAAACCGGACCCGTGGGACCGCAAGGAGAGGCGGGTATTCAGGGGCCTGCTGGTCCTGCGGGCCCGCGAGGTGAAACCGGAGCCAGAGGCGAAAAAAGAGAGCCGGGAGATCCCGGAGGACCTCCGGGACCAAAAGGTGACACTGGCCCCAGAGGGGAGCCGGGGCCTCAGGGCCCGGCAGGTCCACAGGGTATACCTGGACCTCCGGGGCCAACAGGTAGCGTCGGTCCTAAGGGGGAAAAAGGCGAGCCTGGTGATCGAGGTCCACAGGGTGCTACCGGCCCCAGAGGACCACAAGGGGAAAAAGGGGATAAAGGTGACCCCGGCCCGGCAGGCCCTGCCGGTGAGCGGGGGCCGAAAGGTGATACCGGGCCGACGGGCCCCGCAGGGAAGGATGGCGCAGATTCACAGGCGAACAGAGTGCGTATCAGCGAGAAAACAGAAGTCACCTCCAGCACAGTCGTTTTCCCCTCTTTTTATGGCGGTGCGCAGGGGGAAAATGCAGCCCCTGATGGCGCTGTGATTCTGAATATCAGGACGGCTCCGGTATCACTGACGAACGGCAATTTAGGGGCAGCCAGTGTCACTGCTGTCACTTACGGCTTCCTTCAGGTTCATGATGGCAGGCAGTGGGTTACGGTGAAACATGAATAACATGATTTTCCCGGGTGCGGAAAGCTTAAACGGGTACCCCGTCCTGAATATTCGTATGAGGAGAAGAAATGAATCTTAAAAATCTGCAACGTTATACTCCTGAGAAGTCGGATGTTCCGGGGGCAATGTACCTGAAGGCAGAGGATGGCCGTGACTGGTATGAAAGCCAGTCGTCATTTAAGGCGGATACGCTGAAGCTGGTTTATGACAGCGAAGGCATAATCACGAGTATCAGTAAGGATGTGTCGATGCTGTGGCCAGTGGGACAGAGTGTGGTGGAGGTTGAGGATACAGAAGAAAACCGCAAAGCTGATATCTCCGGGCGGTGGAAGTTTGACGGGGAAAACGTCGTTGATACTCTGACCGCGGAGAAAGCGCGCGGGATGAAGGGCGATGAAATAAACGCGTGGCGTAATGCGATGGAGGCGGCGAACTACACGTTTGAGCACAATGGCCGGAAATGGGACTACGGAAAGTCAACGCAGACGCGCCTTGAGCCATCGGTGGCGGCAGCGAAAGCGGGGAAACTGCCGGAGGCGTTTTTCTGGACGGATGCGGAAAACAATGATGTACAGGTGACAGCAGAAGAGCTTCTTGCGCTGAGTGAAGCGGCAGAGCAGGCGATGTTCACTAAAGGGATGGAAATCCACATTCGCCAGCGCACCATGAAGAAGGACCTGGAATCGCTGAGCAGTGCGGATGAGATCCTGGCATACAGGGTTGGCTGGGCACAGGAATAACAGACAAAAAGATGGGGGACCATCACTTCCCCCATGAACTGCGTTGATTATGTCATTATTGTGAAGAGACCTTACCTACACAGATAAAGAATGCCACGGAAAAGTTAATTCCGGAAGTGACGGAAATCTCATTTTTCGTGCATCCTGTTGATATGGATGATTTTTCAGATTTCCGGAAGTCCGTATTTTGCCCGGGCGCGGTTGCATGCTTCATTCGCGATGCCATTTTTGCCGGATATAGCGAGTTTTCTGCATGTTGACGTTTTTTAGTCAGTGAATAAACCAGTCGTCCGCTGTTTCCCAGACATTTTGAAGCGTTTCTTGTACAAACTCTTGCGCGGCTTCTTTATCCACGGCTCTTAAAATAGTGAGTCCATCATTGCTGGCAGATTTAACGATCACCTCTACATCGTCATAACGTTTACTGATGCGTCGGGTTAATTCTTCCTTTAACGCATCCACAGCACCGGTTGGCATTTTAGTCATTTTTTCTTTGGCTATGCAGATTTCAATACGCAT